CCTTACTGCTGGGCTCCATCCGGACATGCTGCAGTTCCTGCTCCCCTGTCAATCCGCCGTTGCCCCAGCGGTCTGCTTCTCCCTCTCTGGCCTGCGTGACGGCGTGTATGAGCAATGTTTTGGGTATCGGACGCATTAGTATCCACCTCCCCGGTATAGCAGCCCCGTAGGAGCCAATATGCGCATTGCCCGCGGCGCATAGATAGGCTGCTGCGCGCTTCCGTCTGACCCCGATGCCTGGATATAACTGAATTTTCCAAGGCCGGCGCTCTGCAGGCCGGTTCCGTTGTCCATCTCGCTGCCCCCATTCGCATCCAGGTACTCGATCTGCGCGCATATGGCATTTTTTATGCGCTCCTGCATGCTTTCAGGCATCTCGTTGAAACTAGGCAGCGTAAGCCGGTACATCGTCATTTCTTCGATGATTTCTTCCGCTCTCGCCAAAAGAGATGGGAAGTCGGCTTTAGTTACCGGCTCCCCAAGAAACGTATCATTATAGTATGAAATTGTTATATACGGCATCCAGACCGCCTCCTTCTTACTACGCCGCAGTTTCTGTGCGCTTGATATATACGGTCTTCGGCTTGGAGATCTTCAGCCCATAGATCTTTCGGCCCTGCACGGCAGATGCGCCAATGTACTTGCCGGATCCTGCCAGATCCTGCGCATGCACATCCACGGCCCACTCCTGTACGCGATGGCACCAGTTGGGATGGCCGGCAATGAATTCCGTGGTGGTCTTCTTGCCGCTTACGGCCTTCGTGTCCTCAAACATCAGGTTGTTGGACTCATACACCGCAAACCCCGCAACTGCTCCGACCGCCCCGGCGTCCTTCATCTGCTGGGACAGATCGCCCTGGCGGATGAAATGATCGTCCAGCATCAGCGTGGACATGAATTCCGGAGAGACGATCAGCCAGCGTCCTTCCTGAGGCACTCCTGTCCTGCCAAGGTAGGTCTTGGCTGCCAGGATCTCCTTGTATGCGGTGCCCTCCGTTGCTGCTGTTTTGGTGGCGCATACATTGACGCCGGCTGTAGTCTCCAGGACATTGATCGATTCCCGGTCCATCTCCAGCGCCAGCGAATAGCCGGCAGAATCCAGGCGGTCAGCCACCAGGTTGTCCGGGACTGCTGCAGCATCATAGCCGTCAATCATTTCGTTGACAGCCTTGTCCCTATCGATATCCAGATCCATATAGGTGGTGGTTCCGGTCTCCAGATCCACGCCAATCGCCTTGTCATAGTCCCTTACGGTGACTTCTGTATCCCTTACAGGGATCTTGACCCTGCCAGCCTTAGGGTTTCCCTCGTAGTTTACATTAAATATATGCTCATCTCTTGTCACAAGCGTCTGCCTGAGTTTCGCATCCACCAGGCTAGACCATCTTTCCTGATGCGCATGGGCAAACAACTGTAAAAACATTTTGAATTTCATTCTTTTCATCCTTTCTAATCTAATCAATCTTAAGCCCTGGGTTCTTTTTCAGGAATTCGGCCTCGACTCCGGAAGTCTTATTCTTCCTTCCGCTCTGTCTCTGTCCCCAGGCCTTGCCTCTTGCTCCTTCGGCATCATCGGCATCATCGTCATCATCCCGATCTTTGGATGATGCCTTGAACTGCGGATACTTCTTAAGCACCGCATCAATGGCGTCCTCGATGTCGGAATCCTTATCCTTGGCCATATGAACCCGCGCCAGCGCAAGCACATCATCTACGCAGGCCTTGTCCACATCATAATCCAGGCAGGTCCATTTCAGTTCCATTTCCTCTACCCTTTCGGCCTTCCGCCTCAATGCTTCTGTCTCAGCGTCCTTTTCGCCCTCGTCTCCAGCACCATCCTTGCTACTATCACCGCCTGCCGGCTTATCTTCGGGCTTTCTCTGCTGTCTCTCCCATTTCCGCTTTTCGCGTGCGAGGCGCTTCTTGATCGCCGCCTCCATATCCTTCTCGGTATACTTCGGCTCTTCTTCTCCGCCTTCGCCCTCTCCGCCTTCGTCCGGATCATCGCCTCCGTCCGGGTCGTCACCCCCGGCGTCATCGCCGTCAGAGCCTTCTTCTGCAAACAGTTGCAGTTCCAAAGGCCAAAATCTTTCCTTCATGTTCATGTGCTTCATCTTTCTACCTCCGTTTTTCGCCCGTATGGCTCTTCTCATGCAGTTTAACGTCACCAGCAAGGGTATGGACTCATATAATCCGGACATAATCTGGAAACTCATCGGCGATCATGCAGACGCCAATGAAAAAGGAATCCACCAGAGTCTTTGCTTTCTCTGATAGATTCCTGTAATCTATATCAGCCCTTCCGGGCGATATGTTATATTCGATTTTGTCGGCCGCCAGATCCTCGATAGACTTGATCAGCATCTGCGTAATGGCTGATACAGCGGCACATACGATATCTTCTCCGACCGGCGCATAATTTGCATGGCCATCTACTGTTATACCATCCTTCCGGACACTTACTTCAATCAATATACATCCCTCCTTAAAAATGGACATAATAAAACCACCAGACTGATTCGACCAGTGGTTTATTCATACTGCAGGATACTATCATACACTTTCTGGGCAGCCTCGCCTTTTTCATTTGGAAAATCATCTTCATCAAGGCCGTGGACTTCCATCCAAAGAAACAACTCATCCAGCACTTCATTCAAATCATCCAAAGCAAGGATTTCGTTTGCATTATCAAAATTTTCGTTTATGAATTTTTCATCTTTTTCTTTTAACTTTACCATCACTTTGTCCTCTTAGGCTGTACCTGGATTAATTCTCCGGTATCTGGATTGTATGATACCGCAGCATTGGAGCCATAATATATTTTACTTTTCTTTCCGTTGTCTTTTGTGACAACCGGTCCTATCTTAGCCGGATTATTTATTGCATCCTCTATATCCGATAATTCAACTCCGTTTCGGATTCCTTTTCTTGGCGGGCTGTCAGCTGATTGCTGTCCAATCACACGGTCAATAAAGTGCGCTGTGATTCCCGAGATTTCATTCCCATCAGCAGTTTTCATTCCAACAAATTTATTCTCTGTTTCAGACGCTATTTCTTTAAACTTGTTATATCCAACCAGCGGAGAAATATTTCCTTTATCTACCGCCTTGATATATCCCTTGTACAACCGACTTTCTTTACTATCATTGTATTTCAAATCATAGTATCCCGCAAGTGTTTTTGGTCCGGACTCTGCGCCGATTGATTTTGCCCAGTTTTTATAATGCGCCTGTGATTTTCCAACTGCCTCTGCGGATACCCTCTTATCAAACCCAACCACCTGCTCACGGTCTTTCCTGCGGTGCAGGTGCTCCTTGCTGTCAACATATGCTTTCAGTTTCGCTTCCTTCTGCTTTAGTTTTACAGATGCATCCTCAAAAGCCTCTTTATCCCCCATTTCGTCATAGAGCATGCACTCCCTTTTCTGCTTGCGCACATCCCTTTCCAAGGCTCTTTGAACCTGGGTCTCCTTGTACAGTTTATTGTTTGCATCTATATCCTCCGTAGGAAAATAACGCTGTATATTAACTCCCGGGAGAAACGGCCATTTGTGATGACGGCAGTTGATCCCAAGGATTCCATCAGGCTCTCCATAACTGGAAGAGTTCCACGGATAGTACTTGATCTTCCGCCCATTCAGATCCTCCGTCTCGCCGCTTGTATTATCCAGGGAGAATATCTTGCCCTGATCTTTTGCGCATTTGGGGCGCGCTCCGGAATGAGAATCAATCTGTATCAGATTAACTTCCGCATCCCTGCACCGGGCGTCCTGCACTTCTTCCGCTGCCTGCTTCGCGGTATTGCGCATGGCCATATTGACATAGGCTTCGGGAGTCCATTCCCGCCCGCGTCGGTCCACAAAGGCCGGTATGCCCTTCTCGTTGAACTTCCGGATGCATTTTCGCACGGCCTGCTGGCGCGATTCCGCGCCCCCGACTATTCCGGCCGCCTCGCTTCCCAGAATCTGATGCGCCTCAGCCGCAATATCCCCCACGAGTCCCTTATATGCATCCTGGGCCTTATACAGCATCGTAGTATTGCAGAGGTTAAGCGTGTCCTTGGCCTGCCTTCTCAGGCCTGCTATTGCCTGCTTGACGTTTCTGCTCTTGCTTGGCGCTACCGCTTCTCCGGCCAGCCCCATCCGTGCAAGATGCCTAAGCCCCGGGTCGACTGCCTTGACTGCCTCCTCGGCCATATCCATCAGCATCCGCTGGGCCGCCGTCTGGCTAAGCCCTGACATTCCCGCGATTGTCTTGACATTCTCCTGATTAAGCCGGCCGATTTCCGCAAGTTTCTGCAGCAGCCATCGGTCCGTATCAATGGGCTGGTTCCAGTCTCTAAGATGACGCGCGATGTTCCGCATCAGCTGCGCTTCCAGGTCATTGTAGATGCCGTCAATGCTCTCCGCTGCCTGCTGGTTCCTTAACAGGTTCAGGCTCATCTGCATCCTCCTCCTCGCTGCCTTCTCCCTCATCGTCCGGATCGTCTTCCCGTGTCCAGTCAATGTCCTGTCCGGTTATCTGATTATCCCCCGCAATACGATCCAGCTCTTTCTGCGCATCCGCGTCAGCGCATTTCTCAATGTCCTTGATTGCCGTGAACCTGGAGCGGAGCCCAGCCTGCACAAGTTTGATATTCCTGTCGATCGTAGCGTTGATATCCTCTATGATCGAGTCGTCAAAATCCACGGTTGCTTCCGCTTCCATGCCCTGATCCAGCCAGGATACCGCCCTGACAAGGTTCTGCAGCGCCGCTCGCACAGGAATCTTATTTCGCTCAAGATTCTGATAGAGGTCTGACCGATCGGAAATGACTTCCGTTGCCGTCTTCACTCCGGCCCCGGCCGAATCGAACTGGTACCTTCCCGTCCCCATCCCTGTCTTCAGGCTCAGCACATCAAGGCTTCTCTGGATCCCAAGTTCATGGTCCTGCGCCCGAATCGTCATGTCAACCTCTGTTAGTTTCAGGTCATTCTGGCGGTCTGCAGGCATCTGGTAATATACAGAGTCAGCGGGGTCAAATGTGGGCACTGCAACACCTTCTTGCTGCATCTGCATCTTAGCCGCAGATATGGGCACCAGAATACGTTTGCGGCCGAGAATATACTCGTTCATGTAACTGTCATATACCAGATCGCAGCCTTTCAGCTGCGAGATGCTGTTGGCATAGACGGATATGCCGAGCGGGCTGTCCAGGTCGATGTTATTGCAGATATTGGGAGATACGATCTGGAATAATGGCTTGCCATATCCGGTCGGGACCATCGGCTCTATCTCATCCGGGGGATCTATCTCATCTCCTGATTGCGCATCGATATATCTATTCTCAATGTAGTATTCGTCTGGCCTTTCCCCGTCCTCTTCCCTTCCGAATCGATGGATCTGCAGATAGATCCGCTCCTTGCCGCCCATTACCCTGGTTGTCCCAAATGCGCACTCCGTGATATCCCCGTTGTCCCAGGATAGCGGATAGATCATGTCCGCCCGGATATAGTCGATGATGACATCTCCATCCGCGCCAAGATATTCCACGAATGCTCCCGTGCCTAAGGCATAGGACAGTTCGAGCAGCTGGTTTCCGCGGACGCGGAAGTTGTTGGCTTCGAGGATTTTATTCAGGCGATCCTCGTAACTTCCGGCCTTGATAGATACCTTCTCGTTCAGGATCAGGTTCGCCCAGTCCTCGCAGATCTTCTTGGCCATGCCCATGCTGTACCGCTTGTGCTCCGTAGTCATAGATCCGTTATATATCTTGTATGTATGGAATTTCTCCACATCCCCCTGATACCATTCCAGCCACTTATCAATATGGCTGTATGTATCATCAGGCGCCGTGTTATACTTGTGATCCCGCAAATACTGTTGAATTTTATTACTCATATATACTCTCCTTATGCCGCGATATACAGGATGTCATCCTGCACACTCTCGGTACTATACTCTGTGCTGTCCAGGCTATCCACATTCATCAGTCCGTCATCCAGCCGGACATCCTGATTGGGTCGTTTATCATCATACACGGCCTGCTCGAACGCCTCGATGATGTGCGTACAATGTCCCATTATTTTCCAGCGTCCCTGCGCAATCAGGCTATTGTAGAACGCGATCCGGTCATTGATCGGCCCCTTGATCGCATTCTGAATTCCTATACTCACGCGAGCCTGCATGCACGCCATTTCCAGTCCTGCAATAAGCGTCTGCTCTGCGCTGTCGCAGTAAGCCTCATACACCTTGTATCTTGCCTGCGCTCTGCGGACAAAGTCAATAAAATCATCCTGAAGCTGCTTCGGATTAATCCGCTTCTTGCAGTAATACTCATCCAGGACAACAACTTGCTTAAATCCCGCTGTGAAGCCTGTCAGTGTAAAAGAATGAGCCGACTTCGTGCCACCGAAATCGACTCCTATTACTGCATATTGAATTGGATTATCCTGCAGCCACTGGCTGGTAACTGTGTAGTTTTCTACATTGTCCGCAAACTGCTGATAGATCAGGCCATCCGCAGCCACCCATAGGCCCAGTATAAAGCGCTTGTAAAAGACGCTGCCATGCGGCCAGGCATTCTTGTATTCCTGCTTACGCTTCGGAGAAATAGACAAGTTATCATCCATTGTGAAATGCAGATGGTATACTTTCTTTCTCCTCATCTTCTCTTCCTCGAGGTATTCATCCCGGATGAAATGATGCGGTCCAGCAGGGTTGCAGTTCATCCAGAACTTCCACCCATCCTCTGAGCACCGGCCGATTGCCTGATCTACAAAGGATTTCGGGAACAGTGCCGCCTCATCCAGGTAGGCGCCGGCTGCAGTTAATCCCTGCAGGGAGTCCTGTGCCGCCTCCGTGTTGGCACCGAACAGGTAATAGGTATTGCTGCCTATGTCAATGTGCGGCTCTGACCCGGATCTCACATACTCATAAGGCCATCCCCAGGCTTCCAGCATCTGCAGCATTGGCCGGATGACATTCTTTTTCAGCGCGCCCATCGTCTTTCCAGCCAAGATAAACGTCTGTCCGCTGTGCATTTCCTGCGACCAGGTAAGAAAACCGATAATGCAGGCAATCGTCTTGCCTGACCGGATGGATCCATCTGCTATCACATAATTGCATTCTGACGCGCTTACCATCGGCCTCCACCAGTGAATAAGCCTGCGCTGCTGGTCTGAGAACGGCTTAAAATCAAATTTCGCCGGTCTCTTCCGCTTCTTCGGCATCGCTCTTACCCTCCTCTGCAAATAGATTGTCCATATCTTCCTGCGACGGGTTCATGGCTTTCAGGAAGGACTGTATGTTATCCTCGACATAATCAACGTCTCCCACTTCCTGATCTCTCGCCCTTTTTGCGCGATCGGTACGGATACGCTGCTCTTCCTCATCTGCCTCGGTCTGTGCTGATTGCCCTGCATACTTAGCCACCGCCTCATATGCCTTGACATTGCCCGCCAGCCCCTCCTTGATCATGGCCATGTTAAGCGCACTCTCAAGTGTGCTATCCAGCCCCAGGGACTTAAGGATCGGCGTCCATTCCTCGCTGTCGATCTCGGTCGTCAGCAGCATGTTCAGCGTCTTCCGAAAATTCGCTTTCCGGCGCCTTGCCTCGCCTGAGGCCTTGCCGCCCTTTCTGCCATTCTCTCGGGCTTCGCTCGGGCTTAAGCGTACTAGGTTTTCATTATTGGCCATCACCTCACCTTCCAATCCGGCTTAATTTTCTGCATTAGAAAAGCACCCCGGAGGGTGCCGTTCTTATAACTTATATTATATAACTCTCTTAATAGTTTTGAATAACCTTCAACATCATTGGAGTGCAATTACTGTTCCTATGCTCCCTCGGTATTTCTTGCATTGGACGAATAGGCTTAAACTTTAATTCTGAATTAGAATAAAATTCAACAGCAGCTACATCAGCACAAAGAATTACATACTGAAATCCAATTCTGGTATCATTCAATTCCACTGCTTCGTTTATAGCGAACTTAACCATATCCGTCCCTAACCCCTTCCCCTCATAATTTTGATCTACTGCTAATTCCGCTATTTCTAATGCAGGAAAACCTAATTTATAATTTTCTCCAGTTTCCATAACGAGAGAACTTCCCCTTAACGTTATGTACCCGGCTAAACTTTTCTTTTTCGTCTTCTCATTTTCGTCAACAAAGACATGGGTAACACCCATGCCTTGTTTCTGGTCAGTAAAACAATCCTGTCTAATAAAATTTTCATAATGCGCGGGATTATCGCAGCGTTCTGGATTAACCCGAAATTCCCTTGCTATCTCAATGTATTCTTTAGACATTAGATCTTGATAGATTGGCATTACTTCCTTCTGCGATACTTCTGCGCAACCTTTTTGCAATCTTCAAGAAATGCCTTACTTACCGCCGGTTGAGCCATTATTTTTTTGCCCTCTTTGGCCCGTACTTCATAGGCATAATTCTTTGCTGTTGCCGCCATAGTACCTTCCTCCTTGGTTTTTTTCTTTTTGTTCTTTTTATGTGTCAAAAAACCACCTCCGATTGTCTTTGCATAGCATAACAAAAGAGGTGTGAAAAAAATGTAAAAACAAGTCGTTTTTTTCTTACTTGTATCATAGAATATTTTCTATATTTTTTCAAGTATTTGAGACCAATTTGTGCCATATATTAACAATTTTTAATAATTAATTACAAAAAAGGCTAATAATTTTCAACGAAAAAGACGCCCCGCATTCCTGCGGGACGCCATCTCGGCTGTTATCATAAACTTGGAGGAAATCGATATGGGATTCACATATCCACTTCTGTCAGTATAATAATAGCACATCTAAATTATAAATGTTATAAATCTTTTAGTCCCCCTTTAAGGATCTGCGATATTCTGGCTTGCGTATATCCCACTGATTCTCCGGCTTCCTGCTGCGTCATCCCGTCAAGATACACCATCTCGAAGATCTGCTTATCTATTCCCTCCGGCATCCCCTCGATATAATCCTCCACCTGGCGCATCTCCCGTGCGATCTCGCTCCGCCGCTTCTCCTTCGCGGCCATCTTCTCCCGGATTCTAGAGGCATCCATCGGCTCCGGCATCTCGACAGATACATGCTCCTCTATGTAAGGGAAGTCGTCGCTGGATTTCGTCACCTTGCCCGGAACGATCGTGACCCCGTCTAGCCGCTCTTCGAGCCTGGCCAGCGCGGCATCTATAAGCGCGATCTCTCGCCTGTTCCTCTGGTGTCTGTCAAAAGCATCTTTCAATGGCATATTCCCATCTCCTTGTAGACCTTCTCGCGCAGGGCTGCTATGACCTTCTCCCCGTCAAGACTCACGTAATTCCCCATGTCGCGCCGGAAGAACCGCTCGCACTCGTCAACCATCTGCCGCGACTCCGGGTCGCCTGGCTTCCTGATCAGCCGCTTCAGCGCCTTTCGGTAGTCTATTGCCGCCTGCCTGACTACGGCGACCAGCAGGTTGTTATATCCTTTCATAATTCCGTAATTATCTCTTTCCAAGTTCCTGCCTCCTTACATACCGGTCAACGCTTTCATGCTCCATCTGCCTGCCCTGGTGCCGGATCAGGCGCCTTGCCTGGAAGGATAACTCCCCAGGGGCATAGGCCGGCCGGCGCATCCGCTCCCTGGCCTTCTCCCCGGGATCCTTACGGGCCAGTTCCCCAAAGTTATTCTTCCGGTCGCTCTCAAGCGTATGCCTGTCCCTCTTCTGCCTCTTCAATCTATCATCTCCTTCGTTTGTTCTGATTTCATTGCCTTTTTGGGTTCATCGTATTATAATTATCATGTTGCCAGTACATAGGCCTGCTTTTATACCACCAATTTATCTGCAGGCCTGCTGGCAACTTTTTGTTCGCTAAATCCCCGTTTTATGAATCAGAACCTTTAACCTGAACATCTATACTTAGCCACATGCTTTTCAGTTTATCTCTTGCAACCTCCTCTACTTTGTTTTTTATGACTTTCTTTGTCTCTTCTTTTACCGTATTGTTTATGATATAGTCCATATTGATTTCATGAGAGATTGCCTGTTCTACAGCCTTATCCACTTTTTCATTTACAATTTCTTTCACAAACCCTAGTATGGTATCACGATTAATACCATTATCAGCCAACATCTGGGTTAAAATTTTCCTTAATTCAATCTGCTCTACTGTCATATATTAATCCTTTCCGGTTTCGCGTATAAATCCCTAATATTTGGCAGATAATGCCATCCGGTGCGTTATCCTGCCATATTCTCATTATCATTTCAGCCTCTTTTTTGTTTTTTACTTTTTGTTTACTAATATTCTGATTTTTGATCTCGTCATAAAAAATTACTTCTTTTTTGCCGGAATCATAGAAAGCTGTGCAGTAATCTGTATAGTTCGTCATGCCTCTATCTCCTCTAAATGCCAGTTTAACATCCCATACCTCTTAACGCAGAGGTGGCTTCAAATTCCATTTCTTCTCCGATACATCTACTACAGTCCTTGTCCTCTCGATTACAATATTCTCCCAGTAGTGGACACTTGACTTCCTCGTAAATTCATTGTCCATAGCAATCCTCCTAAATTTTAAAATTTCTACTGATAGCTGCCACACAACATTTGGTCGTCAACTTCACAACCATCGATAATACAATGACATTCTTCACGGAGTATATTACCCTCATCATCCGTGATTTCTCTGATTTTGCAATTCTGACAGGTAATACAACTCATACCATTTTCATACATAGGTTCTCCTCCTCTAAAATCTTAATTCACACCAAATACTTTGATTTTTCCTTTCGAGAAAAATCCTTTCTTTGTCTTGTATCTCTTCAAATGTGTCTCATATTTTCTTCTACCTTCCCCATTTTCAAGTTCTGAAACAATTCTCTGCTCCAAGTCCATCAAATCCGCTCCATCACCTTTCATAACAATTTCTGCTATTTTTATTCTCATGTTCTTTTCTCCTTAAACCCTAATTTAATGCCACGCTCTATTAAACGCAGCAAACTCCTCTTCTCGATTCCTCTCCTCTTCTTCTGACTTACAACGCCAGCATTTTTGTTCTCTTTTCAATGCTGGTATATATTCATAGGTCCCTCGCCCGCAGGAACAGGTAACCAAAGTACAGCATTTGTCTGCCTCCTCTTTAGAAGCATTTTCACGCCCACATTTTCTACACCTATATTTTATTATTTTCAAAGCGTCCATCACCACACCTCCATCTAACCCTATGTTTCTTTACACCACTGATATTCACCTATGCACTCCAAATTTCCACCATTCATGCTGCACGAGGAGCAATCTTTTTCTACTCCGTCATCCATCATTTCAGCGCACTCTTCATAATCTTTTTCCATCTCTTTTGTAAGTGGAATTTTTATAAACTTCTTCATGTCACACCTCTCCTTAAATTCTAATCTAACGCATCATTCAATTCCAATCCGCATAAACCGATATCCATAAGCTCAACTTTATTCCACGAACAGGTATCACAGTCTTTTCCATCCCCCAGCGTCTCTGACATTTCCCTGCACTCTTTATAGTCCTTTTCCATCTCCTCAGTCACGAAGATCCTCACCTCTACATGCGGGGATGGAAATAGCCTTATCCTTTTCATATGCACTCCTGTGCCCACCTGGCGTACATATTCCGGCTCCCCGGCTGCAAGCTCTGGACAGGGCGCTTCATACTTCCGTTCTTTCGGATGCGGATCGGCCCGCAGGATTATATAATCCTTGGCCAAAGCATACCCGTATTCCCTGTTGGCTCCCCTGGAGTCCTGCCAGCCCTCAAGCAAGTAGATTGCGTCGCACATATCCAGAAGCACCAGGGATACCTTCATGTACTCCTCATATGCCGTTTCCTCCGGCAGCATGGCGTTTACCGCAGCCGGGTTTACCGGAATGAAGCCCTGCCCGTACAGCTCATCCTCTGCTTTCTGGAATCTTTCCACGTAGTCATCCGTTCCCGTCACCGGGCCGCTGATATATACTTTCATCTCGTTTCCTCCTTAATTTTTTTAATCCTTGCCTTCAGGCTCTGCATCACCCACTCCTGGACATCTTCTTTCCGCTCCAGGGCCTTCATCACATCCTCGTCCCGGGTCCCGGCGCATACGAGATGGTGGATGATCACCTTCTCCTGCTGGCCCTGACGGTGAAGCCTCTTGTTGGCCTGGGTGTATAATTCATAGTTCCAGGTCAGGCCGAACCAGACGACGTGGTTCCCGCCCTGCTGCAGATTCAGCCCGTAGGCGCTGCTGGCCGGATGGGTAAGCAGGACATCCACCTCCCGGCGGTTCCAGGCATCCTCGTCTTCCGTGGTCTTAAGCTCCCGGATCCGGAGCCCCGACTTGCCCAGCGCCCCCAGGATCCTCTCTCGGTCATGCTGGAAGTTATAGAATACCAGGGCCGGCTTGCCCTGCAGGCTCTCGA